GTTTTAAAGAACTATTATATCTTAATGAAATAGCTCCACCTTCAACATATTGTAATCCTACACCACCTGCTAAACCATTAATATTTACTGCATCTGATTTTAAAACTAAACCTCCAGTTCCATCGTGTTTTATAACCCCTCCAGAAGAACCGTCTTCTGAAATTTCAAGAGCAGTATTAAAAATAGCCTTACTTGTACTTGTAAAAGCTATATCGTCTCCTGAACTTACTGCTATATCCGTTCCTCCTGTAGTATTACCATTAGCTAACACTTCTGATAGTTCATTGTTAGCACCTACTTGTAAATCAACGTATGCTTTAGTTGCAGCGTCTTGTGCTGCACTTGGGTCAGTTAATTGAGATATTCTACCTGTTATACTAACACCTGTGCTTGTAGTGTATAGTTTTTGTGAACCATAATATTTTAATGAAACTGTACCTGTTGAACCACTTATTTCTAAATTTGAAACAGTTGTTCCTGTACCATTATCAGTATAAAACTTTATATTGCTATCTGCTTCTAATGCACTTATTAATAAATCTCCTGTAGCATTTCTAATATGACTATTGCTTGAATCGTGGTATATGCTTAAATCATTAGCATTTCCAAAAATAGCCATAGAATTATCCCTGAAAAATACATCATCTTCAGTAGTTATAATAATACTATTTCCTAAAGTTTCATTTCCAAAAGATAAAACTTCTGCTAAAGTATCTGATGATGCAAATATAGTATCAACGTATGCTTTAGTTGCAGCATCTTGTGCTAATGTAGGGTCAGTCAATCCTGATATTCTACCATTTATAGAAATTCCTGTCGGAGTTGTGGTTAGTTTTGAAGTCCCACCATTATAATACAATAATACACCTCCTCCTTGATTAGTCATCATCCATTTGTTTGATGAAGCATTTTGTAATATTAAATTATTTGTAGTAGTAATTTCAAAATTACCTGTATCATTTGTTAAATAAGCGTGTGAACCATTGTGATATATCTCTAAATCTTGATTATCACCAAATTGTGCTTTTATACCATCTTCAAATCTAACATTTGTAAAAAATTCACTATAAGAATTATTTATACTTAATCTAAAACTACCTCCTGTACTAAATTTAATTTGGTCGCTTAAAAACTCTAATTTAGTATCTATATCTCCTGTGTGCAGAATAGCATCAGATACATATAAACTAGGAGAAACAAAAATACTGTCTGTAAAAGTGCCTCTTTCAGCTTCTAAATCACCTATAACTAAATCTGCTTTAGTATATCCTGTTCCACTTGTGTTTACTGTTGTAGTAGGTTCGTCTTCTAATCCTTTAAACAATCTATATTTGCCTGTTAGAGCTTCTCTAAACAGTCCTGAGTATAGTGTAGTACCTGAAGGAGTATATTTGCCATAAAAACCTATGTCAACTGCGTCTGTAGAGGTGTTATTATTTGCTAGTACAATTAAAGGGTCTTTTACTGTTAATGTATCTGTTCCTACTGTTGTTGTACTTCCTTCAACTACTAGGTTTCCAATGACTGTTAAATTGCTACCTATTTTAGCATCTCCAAAGACGTGAAGGTTTAATCCTGATTCTGGAGTTACACCTATTCCTATTTGTGTTGTTGAGACGTATAATGGAGTAACGTTTCCAAGTCCATCTGTTATTTGTTTTGCTGTTGTTCCTATTGCATCATTGTCTATCGACTTTAATAACGCATCATAAGTATTTTTTATTTTCGTGCTTGTTAATGTAGCCATTATTGCTTTTTAAATAAGTTAATAATTTTTTTACGTTCCCCTTTTTAGGTTTGTAAATCTTCTTTATAATACCCATCCGTTAAATGTTGCATCTTTGTCAGGATTTATATCCTCATTTGTGTTACTTGTATATTCAGGAAATAAATTTTGATTGTTAGCCATATAATCTATAAATCTTCTTGTATAGTATTCTGCAAACTCTCTTTCTTTATTTACTAAATAATCTACTTCATTCTTAGATACTGTTTCACTATTTTCAGATGAGTGTTTAAATACTCCTCCATTCTTTACCTGGTAAGCTGCAAATGGCAAATAATCTACCATAGCAAAATGAATAAGCATAGGTTGAATATAAGTATTTACTAAACTTAGATAATCTCCTGTTAAAGTATCTGCTATAATATCACTACTGATCTTATTATATAAATCACTTCCAAGATAATTCCTAACGTGAATCTGTTGAGCTATTTTGATAAACTGAATAAATTTATCTACATCGACATTACCATCTATGATAGTATTTCTTTTAATGTCTATTGGTTTTATGAATAATGCTGTTGCCATATCTTATTTAAAATTTGGGTGATGTCCATCGTTAGGCATATCTTTAGGAGCTATCTTTGCTTTTTTATGTCCTGCAGGAGTTGGTGCATATGATTTAGGAATACTATTTACTTCATCGTAGTTTTGTATTGATTTTTTCATTGTCTTAGATTTTAGTCTATACAATACTTCACTCCAATAATGTCCACAGTTAACTCCTCCTTTATATTTAAATAAATCATATGATTTGCCTTTATGTCCAAATGACTTATTTACTCCTGCTCTACTAGCTTTGTCTATATCTTCAATTCTATATACTACTTTTCTATTACTTCTACCCATCATAATTCTACAGAATTGTCTTGACTTTCCTGAAGAATATTTCTCATTATATCTGTACCTTACTTTGTATAAAGATTTATCTAAATAACTAAATCCTGATTTTTTAGAATCTATACTTTTCTTTTCTAAATTCTCTTTTTTAGATTCAATTAATTTACTAGCCCATTCTTCTTCACTTTCATTATCTTCTTTATGTTCTCTTGCATCTACTTCTTCCCATCTATTAGACATTGTTTCTCCTCTAAGTTCGTCAAGAATAATATCAAACTCTTCATCTGTCAAATCTTCACTTAACTTAACACCTGTTTCTTCTTCTTTAGTTTCTTCATCCTCTACATTATCTAATTCTGTAAATTCTAAAGGTTGTAAAGTCTTAAAGTATAAATGAAGCGATATATTGTTATAAGCTAATATTTTATCAAAAGCATCTATTAAAAGATGTTGGAAAGGTCTTATAACAGTATTGTCCATAAGCGTAGAAGCTGTTTTAAGCTCCTCTGCGTTGTTTCCTAACCCTGAGTTATCTTTAATACCTAAAAGCATCGGAGAAACGACCCTATGAGCTACCATTATCTTTTTAGTAGATTCTTCAGACAAGAATTGATACTGATTATGTGCATCACTAAGTTGGACAGGTTCTATACTTGCAGCACTTTCTGCATTGTCATTAAAAGCTAATATGAACTTACCTGCATTACTTGACCCACTAAATTTGTTGTATATTCTTTGTTCTATAAGTCTTCTTTCCTCTGCATTAGGAGTACCATTATTAAAGTTAATTAACATTGATGGACTCATACCATTTAAGATGTTGTTTAAATGAAAATTAGATACTTCTTCTTCAAGCTCTGCATATTGCAAACCTCCTTGATAATCTACAGGACTATAGTAATAATATCCTGAACGATATGGTTTAACATATAATATTTCTATAGCTTCCTTGCTTGTACCAAATGCAGGTATTCTTAAAGGTTTATCAGAAGGTCTAATCTTATTCCAATCTTTCCAATAGTAATATGCTTCTATATCTCCTTTCTCATTACACTTCTCTGCTCTAAGTGTTTCTACAGGCATATGCTCTATCTGTGCAATCTTAGTTCTATCCTTAGAGTATATTACCTGTATTGCACATTGTCCCATAAGTTTTAAGTCATATGCTAATCTTCTTACACTATCATTGTCAAATAATGAAACCATTTGTGCATATTGATCTGGTTTTTTATTAGAATTAGTAGCATCTAATCCTTTACCATATATCATAGAAGATACAGCGTTTATTATGGCATTGTTAGTTGGACTTCCATTATATCTGTCAATTAGATATTGAAAGTAGTTGTTGTCCTCTCCATAAGAAATCCAATCTCTATTGCTAACTTCTTTTATTTTAGGACTTGTGTAAGTGCTTAAATTTACTATTCTTAAATCGTTCATATTATTATGTAATCGTTATCGTGAGAACCTGCTGTAGAATCAAAAGTATATTCACCATTATTTATTGAATAATAGTCATTACTTGATTGATCTATAGTTTGGTCTGTGCAAAATACTTTGTCTTTATATATTATGTTAGAAGATGTATCTAATAACTCTATGTCATAAGTTCTACCTTCTTTTAATATTGAATTTCCTGAATCTGTATATTCATTAGAAATACTTAGATAGTTTCCATCTACTGATGGAGTTACTGTAAAACTAAATTCTTCATTCAATGAATCGTCTCTTACTTTTAAAGTAGTAGAAGAAGTCACATAACTTCTAGGAATTATCTTAATAGTCTGAGCAGATGCACTTGTAGTAAGTTTCTTCATACTTATATATCGAAAAAAAAACTATATTTTGTGTTAAATGCAAAAAAAAAGAGGACATATAGTCCCCTTAATTTTCTAACTTAATGATTTATTATCCATTATTAGGAGTAGCAGGTGAAATCTTAGCTACATTCACATTATCAGTCACATCAGTTTTATCTGCAAGGAATGCAGGAGCTGATACTTCTTGAGCAATTAATGATAAAGAGAATGAAGATGCATCTCCCAGAGCAGCTCCACTTGTGAAAGAGCCACCAGATACCTCACATCCGTGTTCTCTACCCATTAAAAAGAAATTACCATTATAGTCTTCTATTACGATTTGTGGTCGTCCTAAAGCTATAATCTTTAATTCTTCTTGTGTTTTACTATCTAATAGTTGTAATGAAATATTTAAAGTTGATTCAAAGAAAGTAGTACCGTTTTCTCTTGAACTGTTTACTGCAGTCTCCATAGATGAACTTCCTTTAAGGTCGTATTGAAAAAAGTCAGGAGTTCCTCCTATATCTACTTTTTCTGCATCTGTTGAATTGTCAGTAACAGTAAGACCATAATCTGAAAAGTAAACTGTTTTAAGTCCACCTACAGAAGATTTACAAGGTATGTTTCTTCCTGTTGTTAATGTACAAGCCATATTATTATAATTTTTATAAGAAAGGGTAAGCAGGTATATACCCTACCTACCCCTCTATGTTAAACAATTTATTAAGCTAATGTCAATAAAGATAGGTCACTTCCTATTCCATATTGTACACCTGCTGAGAATCTCATTACTACTCTTACGTTTTGAGAACCATCTAGGTCAGCCATATCTAATAACTTAACTTCGTTGTGGTCAGATAAAAGACCTGTACCAAAGTAGATGTTAGATTTTTGTCCTGCTACGATGTGGTTAGTTGGCATACCTGGAGCTAATACTACTTCAATTCCATCGAAAGAAAGTGCATTACCTTGATTGTACCATAAACCACCTCTTGCGTCAACACCTGAACCACCAACACCATTAGCAGCATATCCTCCTAATTGTCTGATGTATGATTGCCAAGCGATAGTTGGAACATATATTTTTAAATCTTCTTTTCCATAAACTGCAGAAGGTAAAGAATCTACTACGTTTTCTAAAAGACTAATTATATTAGTTGAACTAAAAGCAGTTTCACCACCGTTAGCTGCATCGTTAACGTCTCCGTCTGCTGCTGCTAATACTGTGATTCCATCAAACTCTCCAGCGTTTCCGTTTACACCTGCCCAAATGTTTTGCTCATTCTTTTCTGCTACCAATCCTGCAACGTGTCCGATTAAGAAATCAGAAAACTTTGGAGGTAATTTGTCATTTAAAGAACTGTATCCCATAGAGATTGCTTCCCAATCTGAGATAAAGTCTTGCTTACAAAGCTCAAGGTTTACTTGGAATTGCTCTGGTTGTAAGATTCTTTCTGTTAAAGTAACAGTAGCTGTGTCAGTAAAGTCACAAGAAGCGTCTTTAATAACGTTAGAATCTGTTGCTACTTTTTTGATAACATCTTTAAATTTAACGTTAGGTTTAATTTCGATGTTTCCTCTTTCTAATGTAGGAGAACTTAATAGAGCAGCAGAAATATACTTCCCTGAAAACTCACCTGCATAAGTACTTGTTATTGAAACTGTAGTTGCCATAATTTAATTTTAATTTTTATTAATTTTTATTTGAAATTTGCTATTTTATTATATACTATATCTTTAGTTGTTAAGTTTCTCTTTTCAGAATAAACAACTTTATTTAATTCTTCTTTTGCTTCAGGAGAATGCTTGATAGGTTCAGAAGCAGGTTTAGATAATTCTTCTTTTAGAGCTTCATCTTCTTGACAAGCAAGTTCTGTCAATTTATGTGACATTAATTCTTCTTCCTTTTGCATTTCTTCTTTCTTACCTTCTTTCATCAATTCTTTGATTTCTTCTACCATAGATTTGATTTCTTGAAGTTCTTGTTTAGTTGCGTACTTGTCTTCTTCATTAAGTTCTTCTTCAACTTCTTCTACTTCTTCTTCCACAACTTCTTCTTCTCCACCTTCTTTGATTTCTGAAATAATACCATCTTCTGCTATTACTAAGATTTTACCATCTTCCATTTCGTACTCTCCAATAGGTAAAGCTACTTTCTCGTCATCAGTTAAGATAAATACTTCTTTTCCTGATTCGAATGATTCTGCTTCTAAAACAGTACCATTTTCTAATTTAGCTTGAGCAAGTTCTACTTTTTCTTCTGTAGATAAATCTACACCCAAGACGTTTTTAATTTGATTTAACATTTCCATAGGTTTCATATTAATATATCGTATTTAGTTAATTATTTTGCATTTTTAAGTATCTCTATTTATACTTCCTATCCCTTGTGCGTGTAATGAACCATCACAGCATTTAATACTATAGGTTTCTTTATCCCAACAAAGACAAGCTCTGTTTCCTCCTTGTGGACTTACATTATGTGTAGTATCATCCATATTATTTGATTGGTATGCAGTAAGGAGCTTTAAGCTCGTGTTGTTCACAAGGCATAAACCATACTTTACCCTCGTATTCGTGTTCGTGGTAAGAGTTACACCCCATATCTTCAGCCATCTCTATAGCTTTCTCTTTTGTGGAGTATGCTAACCTATCATCTATTATAGCATAGTCCTCATTTATCTTCATAGAAGCTAACTCTAATTCTTTAAGTTTAGATTCACTCCATCTCTTTGCTGCTAATCCTCCCCATAAGTAGAAACTTATAGTTCCACATTTAGAATTATCACTTGGGTCAAAGTATTCTTCTGCTCTTGACAAATAAGAATACATTCTTTTTATAGTTTCTTTACTTATTGGTTTACCCTGTGCAAGTTGTGTAGCTCTAATCTTACCAACTTGTGTTGCACACTTATTGTTTACTTTCTCATTTAGCTCTAATCCTTTTTTAGCATTATTCTTAACTGCATCAGGATAGTCTGTATAAGATTCCATTATCATCTTCTTTCCACTCTTAGTTCTTTTGTCTCCTTTTATAATACCTCTAATAGTAGATAACAATTCTTTTGCTTCTTCTTCCTCTATTTCAGCTAAGTCGTTTATAGTTGCATCTTTAGGTCTTTCCATTTTATCCACAAAGTAGCCTTCTATAGAAAATCCTTTAACCTTACCAGTCTTTACATAGTCATTCCAAACATCTTCATTGTTTACTTTTACAGTACCCATCCAAGTGCCTACAGGAACTTCCATATCATACTTCCTGGATTTATCGTGAACAGTATCTTCTACTATCCAGCTTTCTACTAAAGACAAACCATTTAGAGAATATTGATGCTCTAATGTTGAGTTGTTTTGATTGCCTTTCATTAAATACATTTGGGATGCTTTTAAAACCGTATCTTTGGAGAAGTATATATAATATTCATCCTCTCCACTCCTTCTATATATAGGTTTGTTAGGGATTAATAAAGCTCCCATTAAGATTCTTTTTTCTTCGCTAACTTCTGCTAATTTTATTTCATCACTTTTTAAAGCAACAAAATCTTCTTCTATTGCAGGATTCTCTACAATGCTTATTGCTTCAATCCCATTTAGCTCCTCATTTTCATCTAAAATAAGTTCTACTATTTTCATATTTATATATCGTTTAAAAATTAATATTTTGTATTTTATCCTATAGTTGCTCCACTTACAATATTTCTATCTAACTCCTGAGCAGTAGTAACATCATTACTAACTACAAATGCTTTTACTGGTTGTTGTTGTTGTGAAGCTATTGCTCCTGCTAATTGATTAGAACCTGATGTACCTACTACATTAAATGCAGGAGGAGCAGAGCCTGTTGGAACTTGTGGACTTTGTATAGAACCACCCCCACCACCTGCTCCAAGTGAAGACGCTACAGATTTACTTTTACCTACTGCTGCACTAATAGAACTAACAATGCCTACTGCTTGTAAAGCATAAGCAATTAACATTGGTATGTTTTGTGGAAAACCTATCTTAGCAGTTTGTGCAGTACCTTCAGAAAGTGCAACTCCTGTTCTTGATGATGCTAATGTAGCAAAAGTAATAGTCTTTCTTGCTTCTTGTATCATCTCTTGTGCAGCCATAACTTGTTTAGCTATAAGTGCAGCCTTACCTGCAGCACTCTCTGCTCCAAATAAAGCAATAGCAGAGTCAACAGATGCTTTCTTAGCAGCAGTTCTTCTATTCTCAATATCAATATCCATTTGTAAAATTCTCTGTTTTTCTTGTTCTACTTTTTTAGCATTTTCAGCATCTTCTTCTTCTTTTTTCTTTTGTGCTTCTTTAGCTTTTTTAAAACCATCTTGTATGAGTTGCTCATCTACTTTAGCTTGTTCTTCTTTTACACGTCTTTGTTCATCTTCAATAGCTTTTAATGCTGCAGCTTCTTCTGCTTTTAATGCTATAGTTTGTGAAGTAACTTCTTTTTGTTTTGTAAGTTTAGCAGTTTCTAATTGTATAAGTTCTGCTTTTAATCTTGCTTCTTCGTCTAAATCTTCTTTAGTAGATGCAGATAATGAGTTTTCTAATTGCTTAGCTTCTAATCTTAATCTAGATGCTGCTATTTCTTTGTTTGTTATTTCTTCTTCTATTCTACCTGCTTCTTCTAAGAAACCTATTCTTTCTTCTACTGAAAACTTTTCTTTATTTACTGCTTTCTCTAATAAGTCTGCTCTAGTTCTATTTGCTTTTGCTCTTTGTACTTGTAAATCTCTTTCTGCTTTATCAGCTTTAGCTCTCATATCTGACAACTCTCCTGCTATAGCTATTTCTTTACGAGTTTCTTCTCCAAAGTTTTTAATACCTTCAGTTACTTTAGCTATAGATTCTGCAGCTTCATCGAAATTACCTGTTACAAAAGATAATATAGCATTACCAAAGTTTCCTAATATATCTGTTACATTTCCTATAACTACTGTAATTTGATTTAGCCATTTAGCAAATTTATTCTGACCTTCTTCTGAATTAGTTAATGCTGTAGCAACTGCACCAATAGCCAACGCTATAGCTCCAAATAAACTAGCTTTTAATAAGCCATTTACAGTCATTAATCCTTTTGCAAACTTCTTGACTGATTTTACACCATTCTTAAAACCAGATACAAGACCACCTGTCATTTTATCTCCTGCATCATCAATAGCAGATAAATCTTGTTTAGTTTCCTTTAAGTCTTTATTAAGATTCTCTACTTGCTTCTCAGCTTCTCCACTTTTTACATCAATGTCTATTACTACTTTTTGAGCCATTTTATTTCTGTTTTTATTTGTTTGAATGTTTCACTAAATGTTTCAGGAAGTTTATACTTACCTTGAGCTATTCTTATATTTTCTGTATCTCCTTTTACTAATTGGAGTAATTCTAAAATGTTTTGTATCATACCTCGTTTAATAATTCAACTTCGCTTTCTCCTGTTCCAAGATTAGTTGTTATGCTATTAATTTTATAACTTCTGTTGTTTACTACAAACCTGTCTGCTAATGTGTAGTTCCTTAATATCTTTAATGGAAGAAATGCTTTATACTTTGATAATCTTCTTTTAATATCAAATACATCTGTTATGTAAGTAGTATAGTAATCATCAAATAAAGTATCAGTAAATGTATTGTCACTTGTCCATTCATTTAACTCTGCATTAAAGTTTATGTTTATTGCACTTGTACTAGAAGATAAAGCAAAACTATTACTTGGAATATAATAATCATTAGTAGTTTGTTGACCTGTATCTTGACCTGTTAA